TTCGAAGTTCAATGGTGGTAAGTTATTCTTTCTTTGATTAATTAATTCAGATTGTCTTGTTGCTTGAAGATCAACTCGCTTATCTTTAGCTTCTTCTTTTTTCTCTTCTCGCTTGATTAAGTTATCCGTCTCAATACCCTTTAACTGCATATTGTATTGGAATTCTTGATCCATTAATTGAGCTTTAATAGCTGCTTCAGCTTGCATTTGTTGAACAGCAAAATTCATCTCAGCCTCTCTCAACTGAATCTTAGATTGAGCTTCAAGTTGAATCAATTGAGCTTTAGATTCAGCAGCAGCTTGTTGAGATTGAATGTTACTTTGCATTTGCATTTGGAACTGCATTTCTGTTTCCTTCTGCTTCTGCTCCATTCTCTTTCTTCTCTTCAACTTTAATAACTCATTTGCTAACTTAATATTGTTAATCATTCTAATATCAATAGCATCCTCTAAGTCGATTGTCTGTTGTTGTAATGAAACTTGAATATTTGCCTCAAGCATTTGTTTTTGTTCTTCATCTGGAGCTAACTCGATAAATATACCAAAGTCATGCAAATAAAGATCCTTTATATCATCAAGTATCGCAACATTATATTTACCAATTTGCATTGCGAACTCTTCAGCAAAGTCAGAATACTCTAATATATCAGCAACTCTTATAGATAGACATTCAGCTAATCTTTTTGTTATATTTAAACCACCTTCTAATATATGTCTAGTAGCTGTATTTGAATTCAATGCAGCTAGCTTCTGAACTCCAACCAAAGCGTCAGGACTAGGTGTAGACCCATCCCTTACCTCATTAATACCAGTCACATCACGTATCATATTTAGATAGTGATTATAGTTACCTATCAATGCAGCCATTTTTGATTGACCACTATTTGAATTCAACTCTTGAATAGGAACTCTAGCATTATTAAATTCACCATCTTGTGTATAACTTCTACCAATAACACTACCAGTCTGAAAATATAGTTTTAAAGCATCCTCTGGATTGTATGCTGCTCCAGTTCCTAGGTCAACTTCATTGATACCGTCAGCGTCAATAAACACCCCATCAGGAACTACTCTATTCATTACTTGTTGTAACTTTAAGTGAGTCAATTGTATCTGATCAGCAAAAGGAATCATACGTCTTACTAATGACTCAGTATTTCCTTTGTACATTCTAGGCGCAAACATTACATAGTTAGGAAGTGCTCTTTGTGTAGCTGACTTAGGTCTAACCATGTTCTTCATCATGTCCCACTTCAACATAATATTAGAACCACCTACCAATATACCTTCATACCATACGTCACGAACTGTCTCAACTTTTTCAAACATCATTCCTTCCTCAACAGGAGGATTAAATGTGTCGCTCTTTCTGATAACTCGCTCACCACCATTCTCAAGAATTTTCTTCTTCCAAACAAATCTTTTAGTGGTTTTATAGTTTAAATAAAGTAATGTTACAACCTCATTTAAGAATGCATCATCTTGATAGTTTCTAATAATAGGAAAGTAGTCATACCAAGCAGATGAAGCGTTACGTATTTCTTTTAATTGATCGTCAGTTAAGTTTGGATTAATTTTTAAAAGCTCAGTATAGTGAACCTGCTTAACCTCACCAAAGTAATAGCAATCTGAAAAGTCATTCAATTCAGTGTAGCTATGAATGAAGTTTGCAGGATCTACATAATCAACTTTTAATCCATCGTTAACTAAAAATGTATGTCTTGCAACAGCCTTACCCAAAACAGTTAAATCATAATCGATTAACTTCTTTATTTTTGAGTATTCATTCATTTTAAGAATAGTGTCAATAGCAACCTCCTCAGCAATCTCTATAGAAGGTTTATATTTTAACTGCATATATAATGAAAGCTCTTCATCATTCTCAGGCAACTCATCAGGATTAACATTAAAGGCATCAATACCAAATTGATCTTTTGTCATCTGTAAGAAATCTTTAGCTATCATGTCAGCCTCAATCATATCTTGAAATATGTTTTTCTTTTCAGCAGACATAACATCTTGAGATTCAGCTTTAATTGTAAAAAGCCTATCATTCATTCCGTTGACAACAATATCAACAAACTTAGGTATAATAGGAATTGGAGTCCAGTCTAAATTTAACATAGACATATCTCCATTTACTGATAACTCATCCTTATATTTTTGTACAGGTTGTTCACCTCTTGCGTATAATCTTAAACGATGGAATTCACCCCATTGATCATAGAACCGACATGTATTTGCTTTACGTTTAAACCACTCACCCTCAATAGACTTGGCTACCTTTAATCCATACTCGGTAGTTGACTTCTCCTCGTCACTAGCCATTTGATTTGGAAATGGTGATTGATAAATTACAACTGATAATTTCTCCATTATTTTAGTATTTCGCTTCTAATTCCACGATTGTCGTATTTTACAAATTTAATACTTATTTTCGATTCTTTTTTCTCTGTTTCAAATAAATGCTTACGTGTAGCCATTATAGCTAGACCTGAGCTAATAGAAGCATCATGTTTTGTTCTATTATTTGGATCAAATCTAGCCCAATCTTCTAAAGTCTTTGTAAAATACATAGATCCCATACAGTCAGGATCTCTATAAGTACCCTCAATGTCAAGGCCAACATACTCCTCAATATATGTCTCAATTGCTGACGCATGTGCCTGCCTTACGTCCTCAGATGAGTTAGGTATACCACCTATCTCTATCTCAGTCTTAGACAGCTTTGTCTTATGCTTGTCAGGTCTATTCATTGAGTAAGCCCTATATCCTCTATTTTTAAAATGATACAACAACCTAGCCTTATTGTTCTCAGCTAATAATGGCATACCATAAAAAACACAAGCCATTAAAACATCTTCAAAAAATATCTCAGCAGTCTGCGGTCTTGCTATATATTCTAAAAAAAACTCATTCGTTGGTGCTTCCTCCATATGAAACTTAGTCATACCATGTAACGCACCATTCGAACCTCCTCCACCAACAACTCCTGATATGTCATAAGGGTCACACCCAAAAGCACCCATGTGCTCATTACCAGGATACTTTTTCCCACCTCTTGTTATAACTCTATTTCTCAGTTGCTGATTTGGAATCCAAGATACTAAAAATCTACCATTCTTATCAGGTGTCCAAATTACCTCACTATCTAACTTACCATTCTTCCAATGGAAATAACCTCTTGTTAAAACGTGATCCTTAATCAACGAATCATTGTAGTCAATCTGTTGGTATATCTTTGTCAAGTTAAATACTGACTGTTTTGATTCATCCCTAAATGCATGTGATTCAGTCCTTGGAAACTGTCGGTAAAATTCATTTAATGCATCTGAATCACTTTTCAATGCAGCAACCTCATTATTCCACCAAGTAATAACTCCTTGAGATATCATCTCTCCATCAATACCCTTTACTGGTTTATTAGGATCTTCAAATACAGGCCAACCATATTCATCTATATACCCCTCAATATTCCACTCCATTGGTATAAATAAAGAATATAATCCACTTTTAGTTTGTCCATTGGCAGACTTTGATGTTGGATTGCTATCGTTATATAACTTCTTAAAGTTCTCTCCACCCTTTGACAATGCATTTGATGTAGAACCCATCATACACTTACCAACTATCTTACTACCTAATCTAAGACATGTCTTTGTTACTCGCCAGTTGTTTAATATATTCTCAGGCTTCTCCCATTTACCACTTTCGTCATGAACAAGCATTAATAACTTCTCACCGTCATAACTGTTGTCAGCTGTGTTCTTCCAGTCAATTGTTGTATCAAGTCCATCAATATCATCTTGATTCTCTTGATCCATATTCTTACGAGTAATCTTACTAGCAGGAACACGAAACGCTAACTCAGTCTTTGGATTGTCCATACCATCCTGAATTGGCTTGAAGAAAAATGGATAGTTTCTTACAATTGGAACAACTTTATCAGTAAACATTTTCTTGGCATCAGATCCTGTCTTTGATAGTATACCAATCCTTGAGTCTCGAACTATTGTACCTGTATTACTTATCTCAGAACTAGACATAAATGAGAAACCAGAACGCCTGTTCTTTAAATAACACATTCCAAAAGACCTATTGTCAGCCTTACATGCCTCCCAATAAATATAGAATATCCTATTTGATTCTCGGAAGTCAGGTAGACCAATATCAATCTTTGTCCATTGCAAATACATATAATGCGTTCCTGTTATATAAGTAGGAACACTATTATTCATAAACCAATAACCATTCTCCCTTTTGTCAAACTCACCTTCAATTAAGTCAACATATTTTGATTTAAAAGCATTATCTCTTCTATTCCAATCAAATATTGTCTTTATCTTTTGAAGTTCTGATGGATACTCTTGCGGCTTCCATTTATTATCGAAACTTGCAATTTTTTCAGGTTTTGATGGTATAGCTATCTTTACACTATTAATCTCATATATCTCGCCAATAGTTCCATCCTTTGATATAACTACCAAATCATATTTTGGATCATAGCCATACTCCCAAGATTTATTTCTGTTCTTAGTTAGTATTACATTTTTTGCAATATAATCATCAAGTATTTTGTAAAGATTATTTTCCATTTATATATGCTTTTGCAAAAAGTATTTAATGTTACTTCTTTTTAGCTCTTCCTTCTGCGAATCCTCCTGTGCCAGCAGTTACTGTAGTTACAATGTTATTACTTTTGTTCTCCTCCTCCTCAATCTTCTGCAACATATTCAAAGCATCCTCAAATGCCAATCTTTTAGCTGACGCTGCGTTCTTTAACTTATCAGCAGATATATCATCTTCAGATCGAGTAATAATAGGTTCTTTTAATACCTTTATTAATTCATCAATTGCAACCTTAGCTGCTTCAGTATTTCTATTTTTTTAGACATATATTCCGATTATACATTCTATAAAGAATCTCGTTATTAATTCTAAACTCATACTCACTATCTGGAGTAAATGACACAATATCACCAACCTCTACTTCATCCAATTCATCATTCTTAAAAACCAATTCACCCCACAACTCTTCAAGACCATTTATCGGACTGAATATTTTATCCTCAGATGGAATAGGTCTAATAAAAACAAATGGAGATGGTGCACTCCAAAGGTTTTTATCTTTGGAGTATAGATACACTTGTTCAGGCTCAACTATAAATAGGTCATCCTTTAAATGATGCCAACTACTCTTCTGTCTGCCTCGCATATCATAGTAAAATTTAAAAACATTGTGATGCACTACCACAATGTCTTTAGGTGCTATTGGCCCATTATAATAAATTGGAACAGATACTACTTCTGCAAATCTATTTGATACAGTATGATCTTCTTGGGAGGCACTTACAATGAACTCAGTTTGTCCGTAAGTTCTTATGTTGTCATACCTCCTACCATCAATTGGCTTGATGATAAAACAGTATGGTGATTTCATTAGAAATTTATATTAAATTCAATTGATACAGGAACAGTATTCGAAAACTCTTTCCACAGAGTAATCTCATCATCCTTAATTATATAAAGTTTTACTCCATCCTCATTTCTTATAATTTGATAGATAGAATAACTCTTATCAAGAACTTCCTGTCCAACAGTATAGTTCATTGACTTCATATAGTCAGGACCAACCGATATCTTTCTAATTATATTCACCTGTCTGTAGATTGATAGTAATGTCACCATACTTAGCAACAATCTCTTCTTGATACTTTGCTAAATCATGGGCAGCTATTTCTAAATTAGCTAACGTTGATTTCTTTTTGCTTTTAAGTCTTTCGAATGAAAGCTCAATGTCAGCAACCTCAAATTTTAAATCTCTAAAACTTCGGTTTAGCTCTGTCAATTTAGACAGTTCTTCTTGTTCAATTTTTTTCATTTTATTAAATTTTATATTGCAAATATAGCAATTATATGCTAAATTTTCTTACTGCGCGAACGTAATTTGTAGCTGATTTTCCAAATGAATTCATATAAATTGCATTTTGTATCGTAAAGCCATAAGCATTAACTGAAGTATTTTCAGTGCTACTCCAATAATTTACGTTAGTTTGTACTTGTGTAGATCCACTTACATCAACTAGAGTCTTATTAATATTAAATCTATTAATCCAAATTAAATTAAGCTCATCCATTGACGGTAAGTACCAATCATTTTTTCCTAATGATGTAAGATCTAAACAAGTCTTTGCCGCACCACTAGTAAATCCAGATTGAGCTACAATAGCATTACTATTTGATAAACCATCCCAAGTGCTTTGAGCTGATGCACCAATTAAAGTAGATGCAACATTACTATATGCTTGTCCAGTGCTTTGATCTGTTATTGAAATAACAAGGTAATTTTGAGTTGATCCATCTAAATATCTATGAAAGATAACTCCACCTTCATCCTCAACATACTCACCTATTTCATAAGTAAATACATTATTACTTACATTAGTCATGTTAAATTGATACTGATCACCACTTGAATTACTTCCAAATAGTTTATCACCTGCTTCAGGTGTCTTAACTGGATAATTATTTACTTTCATCTGCCTTGTTTTTTATAAGATTTTTTATATAACTTACTTGACTTCGTTTTAGATGTCTTAGTCTTAGCATGAACACCTGGTCTACTTACCTTTGGCTTTGCTATAAATGATGATATGTCCTTCTGCTTCTTCATCACAAACTCTTTAACATCTCAATTACTCGCGGACATGGATACATATCAGACTTGTCAGTCCTAACTGAATTGTGAGTGAATATACCATCCTCTCCTTTTAATGCCCTCGGAGTAATATCCCAAATGTCCTCGTTATATTCTCTAGGTATATTGTAAGTATCACACAAATATTCAACAAGATCTTTTAAACTCTCAATCTGCTTATCTGTATACTTCTGCCAATATATATGCCCTTTATATGGCTTATCTAAAGTTGTCACATCACTCGGATCAACAACACTATTTACATATGTATAGAACTTTCCGTTCTTTAATTTAAGTGGACCAAAGTTACATACCTCAATACCTACTGAAAACTTGTCAAGAGATTTATATGGTACATTATGCTTTGTGAAAATGTTCTTCTTTAAACCAAGATGGTATGCCCACTCTCTTGATGAAAAACACTGAACTATTGTGCCATTACTACCAATAACAAAAGCAGTAGCTACCCTGTCAGATGTATTGTCCCAATACTTAGCAACTGCAACTGGATTGCCGCCACCTGCTGTGTGATGTAAATATATCTGATTCTTAGGAGTCTCGTCCTGAAAATACTGAGTCTTTTTTAATCGACTCTGAACTATTTTTGTTGTATCTAAACTCATGATAATTTATCTGCCTCTTCTTTTGCTCTTGTTACAAAATGTCTTAATGATTTTAATAAGTTAGTTCCTGTGACTTCCTCGTATTTCTCATTGATAGATTTAACCTCTACAGCCACACAGAAAAATGCTACTATCTTTGTCATTACTAAATCAACAGCTATAAAGTGAGCAAGTAAATCAGAAGCTATATATTTCTCTAACAAGAATACAAACAATATAGCTCCACAATAAAGAAGTGATTTACTTAATACATGTGATAACCTTCTGCTCTTTATAGCCTTCCAGCCTCCCTTTTTAACGCTTCTCCAAATACCAAAGCAAGTATCTAAAATAATTGCAAGTATCGCAATATATATCATTGGCTTTACTGGAGATATTACAGCTAAGAATGATGTTGCTAAGAGTAATAGTTTTGTTTTCAAAGTAAGTAGTTTTTTATAATTCTGTACGTAATATATAATATCAACAAAATTAATAAAATTCCTAGAACATTATTCAACAGTATTTTATACCAAGGTGTTTTTTGATAATACTTAACAGGAATCTTTCTATATACTATTCTTTCTATTGGTTTTTCTATATAAATAGTGTCACACCTTCCATTTATATATACCTTATCTTTTACTCGCCATACCTTTACTTTAATGCGATCTTTCTCTAATATAATCGTATCATAAAGCTCCTTTACACTTACAATTGGAGTATCATATTCAGCTGTTTGATAGTCAGTCCAATTTTGTGTAACGTCATCAGGTGAAACTGGAATGCCATAGTAAGTATCTACTTGCTCTCTTGCGTTAATAGCATCTTGTTCATTCGTGTATTTGTAACCTGTAACTTCCATTAGTATATTGAATAATAAGTATTAATGTTTGATTCTATTCCCGTTCTATTGCTTGATTGAGATGAATTATAAAAAACAATTTCTTGTAAATGACCATAACAATTATTTCCAGTAAAAGAATACACTCCTATTGTACTTGCATTCATAGTTATACTAAAATTTGTAGCACTTGATGCTATTGTGTTTCCATTTTTAAACATAGACATTGTTCCAGCATCGTTTAAACCCGTTAATAATAATTGTGAAGTCGTGCTGTCAGTTGATGAACTTGCTTGATATTGAGTTGATTTAGCTTGTAAATAATATTTATTGTCATTATATAAAGCCCATAAATATTGACCAGCTCCTGCATCTGAAGATAAACCGAATAATCTTCTTGAACTTGCGTCTCGTTTACCAACAAATGAATTATAATTAGAACTACTTACATTAATAATACTTGTTAAAGTAAATTGGTCATTTGTTCCATCCAATAACATTGAAGTTTTTGAATTAGTTTTATTAACAACACCGCTTGTAACTATTTGTGGTTGATTTACTGCAGTTGTTTGAACGGCATTATTTGCATTACCACTTTGGTCGTACCACGTAGTTACAAAACCATTACCAGCACCAACAAAAGTTAATAATGAGGCTGTGTCTAAAATATTATTCACAAATCCAAAATCTTGTTCAGTATTATCACTTGAACGTCTAACCCTAATGCAATTACCTGAATAAGCCGAGCGTAATTTTCTAAGTGAATATGCAACTGATGCACCTGAATAAGTATCAAGTAAGCCTGTAAACTGCGCAGTCTTTGGCATCAATGATATTAAGTTGTAATAACTCATGCTTCTGTTGTTACTCCCATTACATCAAACTTATCGTCAGTGGCGTTATATATAACACCTAAGTATGTCGTCTTACTAGCAGTTGTTGTAGTAGGCAATGTTACACCTATAGCTCTAAATTTTGTGTCATATGCAATCGTCTGAGCCGAACCGTTGTCCTTTATTCTTATCATCAACGCCTGCCCTTGTACCCATGTTCCTGTGGGGTTGGCTAACGTCAGACCTACCGCTTGTGCTGTTATCACAATAATGTCATTTGTTGCAACTGGTGTAACTGTTGCAGCACTTGTTACAGATTGAACTAAAGGATTTAATTGTGATATTGTCCACGTCCTATTAGCTGTCAAATCCTGCGTATTACCATTAATAGTAATCGTTCTACTATCAGGCACTGTGCCATCTACAATATCCTCAATTGTATAAACGTTTGACGGACTGTTAGCTTGTGCTGACTTTCTTTCATATGTGTCAACATCAGCGGCTATTCCTATGAATTTTGTTCCTGCTGGTATGCTCATTTTTTAATATGTTTTATTTAATACAAAGATATCTGAATAAATTGAATTAGATGTAGATGCAGCTCCCCACTGAACCGTTACATCTAAAGTATTGCCAACAGTTGTGTCAAATGTTGTACTATTGACATTATTAAAAGCAAATCCCTCTGTAACACCATTCGATGTCTTAGTAAAATGAAATGTGCCTAATGTTACAATAGAAGCTACATTTGGGCCTCCTAAAGCTCTTACTGTAAAATCAATATTCAAAGAAAATACATCATTAGCAATATTCGATATGGTTTTAGCTCCACTGTCAGCCAATATAGTGTTACCATCCTTAACCTTTATTCTAATTGTCTGATTGTTTCCTACGTTAACAACGCCAGCTATTACAGCCCTAAAACTATCACCTACCTGAAAACCATTTGCTGGAGAAATTTGTTGTAGGTGGAGTTATATCCTCAATTGTATAAACTTCAGTCGGACTGTTAGCCTGTGTGGACTTCCTTTCTACCATGTCTACACCTGGTAAAATTCCTATAAATCTAGTGCCTGCTGGTACGCTCATATCTTATTAATTAAAAGGTGGTGGTGTTGGCTTAGGCTCGTAAGGAATCAAATCAAGGTCTTTAACCCAAAGATAATCAGGATTAACACATTGCTCCATTTCTTCTACTGAGATTACCCAATTATCATTGGCATCTTGAATAGGATTAAAATAAGAGTCTGGTGCATACCATTGACCGACTAATTCGTCTTTTTGTACCTCTGTCAATAGTCCGACATAGGTTGCCCTTTGTTCTGTTGTTAAATCTGTTAGTTTCATACTTGTCTCCCTAAAGTAGTTTGAAATGCTTGTACTGCTGTGTAAAAGTTAGCTGCTTCGGTGTCTGTTAAGCCATCTCCTAAACTTGCAAAAGCGCATTGATAAGAGTTATAAAATGATTGAACCCCAGCGCCATCATTTCTTGCTCCAATATAAAAATTTAAACTAACTGGAATTATACTAATAGTATTTGTATTTGTAGCAACTGAACTTGAATTTTTAAATACTTTAAAAGCATTAGTTGCTGTTCTACTCATTGTAAATAAACCTCTTGTATCTGTTTGAGTATATGAAGCAACACTCGCGATTTCTCCTATAACTCCATTTGCAGCTGAATAATTTTGTTGAAAAAATGACCCAGAAGTTGGTATGTCAAGTATACCATCAACTTTATTTCCTACTAAATCATTTGTTCTATTATATTTTGAAAAATGAGCAGATGAAGTTGATAAAGATACTGAAGGTTTAAATTTAGTATCCGCATAAGCATTAGTTCCATTTGGAGTAGCACCCGTTGAGCTATGTGTCCAACCCCCACTAAACACTAATCTAAATGCTGCATCCAAGTCGCGAGGGTCTTTAAGATTGAATTTATGACTACTCGCAGAACCTCCACAAAAAGGATACAAAGCCTTCATTTTAGTCCAAATAGAATAACCTTTTAAGTCTACTACTAACTGATTAATAGCAGCTTGTTGAGTAGGGTTAGTTATTGAAGCTGCTGTTATGAATGCTTGTGCATCAGGGTCAACGGGTACTCCTCCAGGAACAGACCTGTATCCCCTTATAGAATTTGATATGGATATTTGTAGCGACATATATTACCAAAGTGCTACGATGTCAGTAGCGTCTGTAGTTGAAGCAAATACTCTAATAACTTGAATCGGAATAAATGTTCCGTCAGCAACATTAACCAACGTTACGTCATCACCATCAGCTGTCATAATTCGCAATGTGCCACCTGTTCCTACATACAATACACAAGGCCATCTAGCCTCATTTGGAGACGCTGTCGCATCACCAGGAAATGGTATGTTTACAGTATCATTAGGTGTTACAGCAGCAGCTCTACTCGTTTGTAATTTTAAATTTGCCATCTTATTTATTTTTTAGTGCTCTTACCATTAGCTCCATTTCGAGCTCTATTGATAGAAGCTTTTTCTTTTACAAAGTTACCATTTTTTTTCTTACTCATGTCAGGACCACCCTTGCCATAAATTCCTTCCTCTCTTCTGACCTTCACATGCTCAGCTCTATATTTCTTAGACTCATCAGTCTTATTCAACTCACGCTGATACTCCCTCCTCTTCTCAGCAGCTTTAGGATTGGCTGCATAATATTTCGATGTCTTACTTGCTCCCCCACTTCTGATCCGTCCACTTAGTCAAATCATTTGACTTGGACTTCTTGCCTATATATTTGCCTCCAGCTTCTTTGTACTTCAATACAGCCAATTGACTCTTCCTAGCTGACCACTGCCCTGCATCACCGCCCTTTGTGCTCGACTTAACGCTTGACACAATGCGATTCCATAATGCTGGATTGGATTTCTTAGCTACAGACATATTAACTTCCCTTAACCCATTTTTTACTTGGACTCTTAGTGTCACTAGCGGCCCATTTTTCTTTCGCGCTCCACCAAGCAGCTGACATTTTACCCTTAGCGATGTTCTTAGCGTGACGACTCTCAAATGCTTTTCTCTGACCTACCGTTTGGTTGGTCTTAACATTTTGCTGTCCAAAACGTATCGTCTTAATTTCTGAGCCTTCCTTGGCCACAACAATATGACTTTTGGTCGGATGACTTGGCGTTCGCTTGGGCTTATTAAATCCCTCAACACCTGCTCTTTCTAATCTTGGGTCTTTCATTTCTTCTTAACCTTTGGAGACTTCTTTCCGTACTCCATAATACGCTCCTTCATAGACTCAGACTTCTCATGTTTAATCATAGCCTTTTTAGAAGGATATACTTCTTTTGTTTTCTTTTCAACGATCTTTTTCATAACTTTGTTTTGAAATACAAATATAATAAAATGATTCCTAAAGTAAAAAAGAAAATAACATATAGACGTCCAGAAAAATTATATGCTAGAAAAGAAGGTGCTTACGACTTCTTAAAACATTGGACAATTATTAGGAAGTGGGCTATAGCAAACAACGGCCTTAAATCAACAGCCGACCTAGAAATGATCCTGTTTCTATACTCAGAAAAACTATTCACCAGAACACAATTCGATAACTACTCAAATATAATGTCTTGGGATCGAGAACGGTTTAACAGACTCCTGAAAGATGATTGGATTTATATTTGGCGCAAACGTAGCCACCAAGAAGCTAACTTATACGAGGTGTCGTATAAAGGGAAAAAGTTAGTTAACTCCATCTATAAAAAATTGCTTGGACTAGAGCCTATACCTGAGTCAGATAGACGTAATGTAGTGTTCAAAGAGAAAGCCCCATTTTCTCACAAGACTCTAGCCATAGCAATTAAAAGACATAACAAAGAACTTAAAGAACACAAACAACGTCCTTCTCTTGAATTACGGTAAGACGTTTGTCATCTATCAAAACGTCATGACCTGCCGCCTTGTCAAAATATATCTCGTTGGCTTCAGTTATACCAGATACCATCGATCCAACAGACAAAACTTTAGCCTTATTATACCTCAACTCACGAGTGTCCTCAATTGTCATTATAAGACCTGAGCTGCGTTCTTTACTGTCAGCTATTTTCTCTATAATTATAAACTTATTTAGAACCTTCATAGTCTCTTACATTTGTGATAATAGCATTTGTACTCATAATAGTTGTTGCAACTGACACAGCATTTAATAGTGCGTTCTTTGTAACCTTAGTCGGATCAATAATTCCAAGCTTCATCATGTCACCATACTGCTCACTCTTCACGTCATATCCACATCCGATAGGTCTGTTAGCCAATAT